AATGCAAATTTGTCTTCTAATCTTAGATGGATGTATGAAGAGGGTTCTGTACCTGAAGATGAATGGGAAAAATACTCTTCTTCTCCCGGAGCATTGTTAAAATACAGACCGGGTTTTAAACCCCCTACTCCAATTCAACCAGCTCCTATTAATAATGCATTTTTTACAGTTGTGCAACAAGGTAAATCAGATGCAGAATATATAAGTGGAGTTCCTTCTTCAATGATGGGATTTTCTCAAGACCAAGCTGAAACATATAGAGGGTTACTTGCTAATGATGAGTTTGGAACAAGAAGATTAAAAGCTTGGATGAATAGTATCGTAGAACCTTCATTAGAGCATGTAGGTAAGGTCTTTCAAATGATGGCACAAAAACATTATAATATTGAAAAAGTATTTAGAATAGTTCAACCAAATGCTGGAAACTCTCAAGAAGAAAAAGAAGTACGAATTAATGTTAGTCTTTATAATGATTATGGAAAAGCAATAGGAAAATATAAAGATTATGCATCTGCTAGATTTGATGTTAGAATAATAGCCGGTGCAACCTTGCCATTAAACAGATGGGCATTATTAGAAGAATATTTTAAATGGTATCAGGCTGGTCTTATAGATGATGTAGCAATGTTATCTGAAACAGACATTAGAAATAAAGAAAAAATTATGGAAAGGAAATCTATGGTATCTCAAATGCAAGGTCAATTACAATCCATGCAAGAGATGGTCAAAGATAAAGATGGATCAATAGAAACATTGCAACGTCAATTAATCCAAGCTGGAATTAAAATGAAAGTTGGAGATGCTTCTAATGAAATACGAAAAGATGTTCTAGAAACTGAAGCTCAACAAAAACTTTTAAGAGGAATGTTAAAAGTAGAGTTTGACAAAATGAAAGAACAATTACAAGTAGATATGAAATCAAACAAAAAAGATGTAAGTAAAAACGAGAAATCTTAAGACTTGTATCTTATGATTTTTATTTGCTAAATTAATACAACCTTAAAATAGGAGATAGTATGTCAGAACAAGTAGGTAACGCTGATAAAGCCCCCGAAAGTAAAAGCGTACAAGATGCCGTCATGGGAATGACATCTGATAATTTTTTTGAAGAATTAGATAATCAGGTAAATGGTGGTATATTAGATAGACCTTCGCAAACAACCTCGGAACAAAGCCGTAACACGCAGTCGAGCCCTAATGTAGAAGTTCAGAGTGAAGTACCTAGTAATGAATTAGATACTTTACAAAAAAGGTATAGTGATTCAAGTAGAGAAGCTAAAAGGTTAAATGGCAAACTTGCCGAAATAGAACCTTATATGCCGATTCTTGATGCTATGCGAGAAGACCCTAATTTAATTTCTCATGTGAGGAGTTATTTTGAGGGTGGAGGCCAGACCCCACAATCAATGAATGAAAAATTGAATTTAGATGAAAATTTTGTTTTTGATCCAGATGAGGCTTTTTCTCAACCTGATTCTGATTCTGCAAAAGTATTGGGAGCGACAATCGATGGTGTAGTACAGCGTCGTCTTTCTAATGTATTGCAAACTCAAAAGACAGAAAATGCAAAAATGGCTAAAGAAACTCAATTCAAACAAAAGATGAATATGTCTGATGATGAATGGGGTAACTTTACTGAATTTGCTAAATCAAAGTCTTTAGAGCTTGAAGATATATATTACTTGATGAATAGAAAGAATAGGGATGAGCAAATAGCTGATTCTACAAGACAAGAAATTCATAACAAAATGCGAGAAGTTCAACAACAACCGGGTACACTTGCAACGCAAGGTAGCACTCCAGTTGAACGATCAAATGAAGATTCAGTCTTTGATACAATTTTGGGTTCTGGTAGTGAAATAGAAAAGGCTTTCAGTATATAGAAAATATATTGTTAGCCATTAACTCAAAATAAAGAGGTATAATATGTCTGATATATTCGGCATGGAAACATACGGTGCTTCTCCTGATAGAGCTAATGGCGATTTCGGGACAGTACCATCAACTGGTGACCTTAGAAGAAAATACAATTTTGGGGATAGGATTTCTGAACTATCAATAGCGCAAGATCCTTTTTTCCGATTTGTTTCTCAAGTCGCCAAAAAACCAACAGATGATCCTGAGTTCAAATTTACTGAACAAAGACATTCTTATCATAAGAGATATGCATATGTAACTGCTCATGGAGCTTCATCTGCTGTATCTACTACAGCCGATGCAACAATAGCTGCAGGTGCTGTAGATCAAGGAGACGTTTATTACTTTAAATTTGGTACTGATTTTAAATCATCAGGAAATCTTTCCAGTATAAGCGGTCAATCAAACAACAAAATAGACGTAGGGGATGCTAATACAGCTCCATCTTTCTTTCTTCCAGATCAAATAGTTAAAATTAACTATAGAGGTGAAGATGAAGGTACTAACTTTAAAATTCCAACTGGATATATTCTTGTGAAAATTAAAGAAGTTACTGCTGTATCTACTACTCATCAAATATTAAAAACTGAAGTTGTAAAAGGCGTAGCAACTGCTAAAGACCTTATGTGGGCTTCTGCTAGTGCTGCTGTAAGTGCAACTTATAATCTTACTATATCTGATGATTTAGAACCAAAGCGTTGTTATGTTGTTGGAAATGCACATAAACAGGGTTCAGGTTATCCTGAAAGCTGGAAAGATCAACCTTACTCAAGTGCTTTTGGGTTAACTCAAATCTGGAAAACTGCAATGGCAATGGATAATACTACAAGGGCAACTGTTCTTAAGTATGAACCAAATGAGTTTGCAAGAATCTGGAGAACAAAGTTAATTGAGCATAAATTCGATATTGAGCAATCATTATTGTTTGGATCTCAAAATACGGTTGATGGAGTTCAGTACACCGAAGGAGCTGTAAACTTTATTACTAATTATGGTAATATATTCGCAGGTTCTGGTATTGGTGGAACTGGTGCTAAGTCTCAAGATGATTTTCTTGATGATATGTCTCAATTCTTAGATCCAAGATACAATAATGCAAATGCAACATTGTTCATGTGTTCTACTGATACATATAATTGGATGCATAAACTAAGTGGATACTTTTCAGCTAATATTTCTAAAGTTGCAGATTATTCAAGTGGAAGTTCTACAGCTCTTGGCCGTGCAGACTTTAGTATCGCAGGAAAAAAGAGTGTTTATGGACTAGACGTAACTCAGGTTATGACTCCTTATGGTGCAATGAATCTAACAAGAAACATTCATCTAGATGGAACTGATGTTAAAATACTTGCAATTAACATGACACAATGTGCATACCGACCATTGGTAGGTAACGGATTGAATCGTGATACTGCAGTATACGTTGGAGTTCAGACTCTTGAAAATAGTGGTGTTGATCGCAGGGTTGACTTAATTCAAACAGAAGCTGGGATGGAATGGAAAATGCCTGAAGCCCACGCTGTCTGGTTAAAATCAGTATCTTAAGGAGGTTCAATTATGAGTATACCTTTATATGGTCAAAACAAAGATGGATCTAATTTAGATCAACTTGCTAATGCTTTATCAGGTTCAAAAGCTTGGGACGCTAGTTCCATAGCTGATGGCGATGAAGAGGCATTAGAAGTAACAGTAGCTGGAGCAGCCCTTGGAGATTTTGTATTATCTAGTTTAAGTATAGATGTTGCAGATCTTGTTTTATCAGGAGCAGTTACAGCAGCTGACACAGTAACATTAATATTAGCTAATAATACTGGTGGTGCTGTTAATTTGGCTGCAGCTACAGCTCATTGCTTAGTTATAAAAAAATCATAGCAATTAGCAAATAAACAATATATAGGGGAGTTTCGGCTCCCCTGTATATAAGGTAAAAATATGGCAGACGTAACAGGTTGTACAAACATTGAACTAGAAATAGAAGGCATTACTGGGGTAACTGATGCAGATGATAATTTTATAATTTCTGCGCAGAAGTTTGTAGTAGCAAATGTTCCAAAAAATCTAATGAAATGGGCATCTAGTCAATCTGCAGTTATGACAAGTAATGCAGATAATGATGCAGTTTTAAATGTAGATACTATTTTAAGTGTTAAAAGAAATGGTTATCCTTGTAAAGAAATATCTTCAGATGATTTAGTTTGGGCAAATGATGATGGTAGTTTAAAAAAAGCAACAATAACACATCCTATTTATGTTGTTTCTGGAGGTAAAATTCAAATACAACCTGAACCAGAAGCTCTTCAAGAAGGTTATTATTATTATGTAGATCATACAAAAGTTGATGATGATTCAGATTTAAGAAATGTAGTAATTAATTACGCTTGTTTTAAAGAATTTGCAAAGTTAATGATGGCAGATGCATTACAAGGAAACTTTGGTGATAGTTCTTCAACTTTTGGTACAGAACATTGGATAGGAACAGATGAAGATAGTGAAATGTTAATGGCTAGAATACAAACAATACAGGCTCAATTAGGAGAAAAAACTCATTTTGGGCAAATGTCTCAACAACATTATAATTTAGCATTAGCTGAAGTAAAGTCCTACATAGAGAATAATCCAAAAACATTAGAAACTGCAATAGCAATGCAAGGAATGAAAAAATGACAGTTTTAGAATTAATGGAAAGAGTAGGGATTAAAGAAGAAACGCTTACAATTGCTTGGGTAAAAGATGCAATACATTTAATACAAAGTAATACAAAAGAAAAAATTGATATACATAAACAAGATATTATAGATGCACACGATTCCAATGATAATGTTTACATATTACCTAGAGATTTAATAGCAATAGAAAATGTAAGTGTACTAGACACAAGTGCAAGTAAATATAAAAAAATTAAAAGATTAACTAATCAACCACATTATGTTGTAGAGGATACCTCACCATGAGTAGTTATGTAGATAAAGATTATTTTTATTACCTAAGAGGAAGAGAACTTCTTTTATATAAACTATTAGGAAGTAGGAATGAAAATAGGATTACTCAATCGGGTGTATTGCAACAATATCAAAATGAACTTGTATATCCAGACGAAGATATTGCAAATGGATTGCGAGTAGAATATACTAAAGTAAGCGAACCTTTTGTATCGGAAGCATTAGAAACAACATTAGCATATGCTAGTAGCACATCTTTCAAAATGCAAGATACATCTACTGCTATATATACCGGTTCAAGTAATATTAGCTTTGCTTCAAGTGGAAAACGAATAAATTTTAATAGTTCTGATATTGATACTACTGCTAATTTTTACGATGGCCAATCAATTGTAATTAGCGGGACAAGTTCAAATAATGGTACTTTTACAATATCTAGTGGAGGAGTAAATACAGATCAACTTGTAGTTACTGAATCTATTTCTACTGAATCTAATTCTTCTGCAATAATTAAAAGTTCTACTGGATCTATTTTTAATGGAGCATCTGGAACAAATACATTTACAGATTTTACAGCTGCAGATAAAATAAGATTAAAAGGATCTTCAAGTAATGATGGCGATTATATAATATCTTCTATTTCTACAAATGGAGATGCATTAATTGTTTCTTCTATTCCAACTGCCGAAACTTCTGGGCAAAGAATTATTATACAACAAATACCTAAAGAAGTTACATCTCCTGATTCTACTTCTCATATTAATTTAAATAAAATGTTAAGTCTAGCAGTAGTAGATTATTGCAAAGCAATGTTATCAGATAGAAGAGGCGAAATTGATAAAAAAGAATATTATATGAAACAATTTTATAGTAAATTAGCAGATAATGAAAGCAATAAAAGAATTATATCTGTTGCTTCTCCTATAAATGCTTACGCAGTAAAATAATTTTAATAATGCTCATTCGAGCGGTGGTGGTGGACAATAAGTAGGTACAAGTTATGGCAGATAACTTAAGAAAATTTACAACCCAAGAAGTATTAAATAAAGTTTATTCAGACTCTTCGGGTAATTCAATTGGCATAAACGCAGCCACATCAAAAGAAACTCTCAACGCAGCTTTAGATACATCAAATAGTAGGCTTAATGTTTCACTAGCAGGAGGTACTATATCGGGTGACGTAACTATTACAGGAGACTTAACTGTTAATGGATCAGCAACTAATTCTTACGATGAAATAGTTAATGGTCAATTAGTAACATTTAGAGATGATGCAAGTACAGTTGGGACAAATGACAATATAGTAATTGAAAATGATGGAGCTGGTGATGCTAGTTTAAAATTCAGTTTAACTGGTGCAACAGATTGGTTTGCTTATATAGATAATTCAGACTCAGATAAATTTAAAATTAGAAGAAGTACAACAGACCATTTTACTATTGATGAGTCAGGCAACGCCACATTTGGTGGTACTCTTGCTTCAGTAACAGCTATAACAGACGGAATTGGTTTAAATATAGAATCTAATTCTCTGACTACTGGTAATGTTGGTCGGTTTTATTCTGATTCAAGCAATACAAGTGCAAGAAATCTTGTAGAGATTACAAATGACCATACTGGAGCTTCAGGCACTACTGCTTTACGGGTTCGACAAGATGCAGCTCATACTGCTATAGATATAGACGCAGCAAATACAGGAGATTGGGCAGTAGATATACAAGGAACTGCTCATACTACTGCTGGATTGTTGTATAATTATTCTAATTCAAGCGATACTGGAACAAGAAATTTAGTAGAAATACACAATGACCATGCAAGTGCAACTGGTACAACTGCTTTAAAAATTATTCAAGATAGTTCAAATTCAGCTTTAACCATAACTAGTGGCAATTATTCACAATTACAGATGATTTCAAGTGGTGCTGAAAATGGAATAAAATTTGTTGATTCAGGTGGGACAGTTGATGGATATATTTACGCTACTGATTCATCTGTAGGTTTTTTAAATGGTAGTGGTTCATATACTTTTAAAGTTGATGC